ATGCCGACCACATTCAAACCCGTTGTCTACGCCGACAATAAACGGCAGGACGGAACCTACAACGTAAAGATACGAGTAACCCATCGACGGCAGACATTGAAGCTGTCGACGAATATGTACGTCGCCGCGCATCAAATGACGCGCGCGCTCAAACTCAAAGACCAAAGCATAATCGACGAGGCGAAACGAATCATCGACAACTGGCGCGCCATCGTCGGACGGCTCGGAGCTGCGGCCGACGTTATGACCGTCCGGCAGGTAGTCGACTACATCAAGCAGACGGAACAAAATAACATGGCTTTCGAACTCGATTTTATCGCCTATGGACGCAAAAAGGCCGAAACAATGCGTCCCGGAACGGGCATCGGGTATCAGATCGCCTTAAATGCGTTGGTACGGTATATCGGCACGGAAACACTTGACATCAGCCGAATAAATGCCCGGTTTCTTACGGGATTCGAACGATTCATCGAAGCCGAACCAGTTTTGACGCATAGCAGAAAAGGTACTATACATCAACTGCACAAGACCAAGAAAGGCGGCCGCGCCGTATCGTCCTATCTTGCCTGCGTCCGCCACATCCACAATCTCGCAAAACAGGAGTTTAACGACGAAGAATTGGGCGTCATCCGTATACCGCAATCACCGTTCAAAACCTACAAGGTCAAGCAGCCGCCAAAGGTCAAAAAACGGGCCGTCAGTCCCGATATAATCCAACAAATAATCGACCTCGACGACGAGCCACGTCGCGCTGGGTCGATCTCCGATTTCACACGCCGCGACCTTGCCCGCGATTGCTTTCTCCTATCGTTCGGCCTTGCGGGCATGAACGCCGCCGACCTGCTATCCTGCCCTGCACAGTCCCTCGATGGCAGCGTTATCATCTACAACCGTCAGAAGACCGCGAGCCGCCGCGAGGACGAGGCGGAAATGCACATCAGAATCGAACCGCAGATCGCGCCGTTGGTCGAGAAATTCAAAGACCCGACAGGCGCGCGACTATTCCGGTTCCATCTACACTACCGGGATGGCAATACATTTAACGGAGCGCTGAATCAAGGTCTGAAACGAATTGACGATGCGTTGCGGGCGGCCCGCGACGCCGACCAACGTCAGAACGACGCCACAAGCGAAGATCAGCCCCTGCCGGAACATATTACGTTCTACGCCGCGCGCCATAGCTGGGCGACAATAGCCCGTTCAGCGGCGCTAAAAATAGACAAATACACCGTACACGAGGCGCTGAATCACGTCGACGCAGATATGAAAATAACCGACCGATATATAAACCGCGATTGGTCGGTCATTTGGCAGGCCAACGCCGCCGTCATTGGTCTGCTCGATTGGTCGGCCGTACAAGAGCGGGAAAGACAACGGGCGAAACAATAACTCCCGCACCGAAACAAGAGCGCTCCGACCGATTGGCCGGGGCGCTTTGCATTACATATTTTCGCGGGGAAAATTAACCCTTGCGGACATAATTTCTTACATATTTTCGAGCTATTTTGTAAACATCTGTCCCCGGCCAGTCAATAACCAGCGAGGCGAAACGCCATAATGCTCGACAATAAACGTCAACCATGCCGTCGGAATCTCCCGGCGACTATCCGTGTTGTCGCGCTTTTTGTAAAAATTGCGCTTGTCGATGCCACCCTCACGACAAAACGTCTGTATCTTCGTTTCGCCCATCGCAAGCAAGGCATCGAACGCCTCGAAAAATCTATCCGCAACGGTTTGCATAGGTCAATACATTTTGCAAGCAGCTATGATTTCATCCTTATACTTGTAAATATCGTCCAAAGATTCAAGCAGGTGTTTCTGTCCCCATTTCTCCACGTTACAGGTTTCGAGATACTTATTTGAACTATTAAAATACAAGCGGCAAATCGGCTTTCGGTTATTATCATCAAGCAGGATTCCAAAATACGACATCGTATCACGGTATTGCACGCGGTTAATATCGTCGACCTCCGGGTAAAGAATCGACCGAACGATATAAAACCCCTGTAATTCATCTTCCGTGGTTACAATTCGGTTATCCTCTATTTTTTCCGCCGTGTCTGCGGTCGCTGCCACATCCGCCCCTTGCTCCGCCTTGTCTGCTTTATTTTCGACCACCGTATCAGCAGAGATCGCCGATTTAAGACGTTCGTTTATATAATCGTTGGTATACTGCACAAATGCCTGTTTCACAATCGCGCGGAATTGCCCCATTACAACGTCGTTGAAACGGCCGGGATAAATCGGCCGGGCAAAGTATTTGACGAATTCGTCGCTGGGGTTGTTAATTTCCCGGTCAATGGCATTTCGAATTTCGTTCGTGAATTTCAATTCGCTGGCGGTATTGAGGATCGTATCTACATCGAAATAACTCTTGTGGAACTCGCGCAATTTATCGACCTGCGATTCCCTGTATTTCTCCATATTGAATTCGAAAAACGGTTTTTCGTCCATCTTGTTTTTTTCCACCAAGTCGGTATAAAAACGATAGATAATGCCATTAGTCAGAATACCGAAACGGGCGTTGGATACATGGAAATAACGAAACAGTTGCCCGTTATGCGATGTAAGGTCTTCTTTCCAATGTTTACACTCAATCAAGATAATCGGCTGGCCGTCTTTATGAATGGCATAGTCGATCTTTTCCCCTTTTTTAATCCCTAAATCGCAAGTGTATTCGGGGACAACCTCTGTCGGGTCGAATACATCATATCCGAGGGTTTGAAGAAATGGCATAATGAACGCCGTTTTGGTTGCCTCTTCGGTTTGGGTATTCTCTTTAAGTTTGATAACCCGTTCACTCAACAGCTTGATTTGATCTTTGAAATCCATCTCGATATGTTTTTACTGGTTATTAGATTGAGCAGATTGGAAACCCGATTCGAGGGGTACATCTTCAAACTTAACAGCAACCCCGGACGCTCGCCACACAGGGCGTTTGTTTGCATCCAGTTCTCGGTAGATTCTTACACCGATCAAGCCGTTCGCCCCTCGCGTTTTAGCTCTTTCAACGAGCATATCAAGTATTTTATTAGGGGTTATATCATCCGCAGCGCCGGGGCCAAACTCCTCTCCGTACTCCATCGCAACCGAGGCAATAGGGAGGTATTTATAAGCTGGTTGAGCCTCTGACGGAAAAATCCAAAAACCGTTATTGATATAATCTGCATAGTCAACAGAATACCTTACCGTATAGGCTTGATATGTGCAGCACGTCAAACACAAAACGGCGCAAAGTGTGACAACTTTACCAATACCAAGACAGAGTGCCAACCCTTTCAGAATCTTCGAGGGGGGGGGAATTTTATAATCCCTACGCGTCGTAAAACGCAAGCCCCAACAGAGGCGAAGCCCGAAGCAAGTTTTTTCATAAATACAAGGGTTAAAGTGTTTATATTAAGCTATTTTAAGGACATACACATCAATACGCGATACATTCCGTAAATATCGGCGAACCGCACGGCAAAAGGCTGATATTTCGGGTCGGGATTCAAAGAATAACACTGCACGGAATCGTCATCGTCCCCCTTTCGCACCTCCTTTATAACACTGCCGTTACAGGTATCGAGAACATAAACCCGCCCCCACTCGATGAACGCCTTTTCGTCAACCTTTTTGATGAGTACCTGCGCCCCATTCGGATAATCCGGAGCCATGCTGTCGCCCGTTACCGTCATAACAAAATCAACGTCCCGAATCGGCGTAACAACGCGCTCGCATTCGGCAACCTTAATTGACACAACAAAGTCGTTGAGCGTCCCACCTTGCGCTGCGAGAGGTAACAGCGGAGCTGTGAAAACATCCGGCGTTTCAGCCTTATTCGCCGCAGCCGGGGTATTCACAGAACCGCCGCGCGTCATAGGGCCAACGCCCGTCATTAGCCATTCGGCATTAAGATCGGGATAACGTGATGCAATGCGTTGTAGTTTATCCGGCTGAACCGATACACGGATTGTGTTCACATAACCAATCGTCAGCCCCGCTTCGCGTTCAAAAGCGCGTACTGAACGCTCTTTCGATTTAGCGAACTTGATAAGTCTTTCTTTTATAGTCATATATAAAAAACTTTCACAAAAATTTCACAAATTGCTTTATAAAATTTGCATAATATGATGCTTTGCTTTATATTTGCATCATAATTCACGGGGATTACGCATGAATTACGCACAAATATAACAAAAATTGTTTAATGCAAAACATTATGACACGCCAAGAATTTAACGAGCGAACGGGCTACACACTTAACGAAGAGCAATACAGAGAGGTCGAAGCAATGTATATGGCCGCAGGAAACATGAATAAGGACGTTTTCTGCAAGGACTATAAAAAGCACAACGATAGTGCGCTGGTGGCGGAGTTTTACAACCGATCCGTCGTACTCATGGAAAAACATCAAAGTTGCCGAAAGGTCGAGCGCGAAACGGCGGAATTCTTAATCGGCAAGGCTCACACCTACAATGACACCGATTTTCGCAGGGCTGCAATTCGTCTTGTCGGTGAAAGGGAGGTTGTTCTAATAACTATCGCAATGGGGCTTCCTCTCTTCGAGGAAGACGCCGAATACATCAAGAACAATATTCGATAGTTTCAACGGTGCGCGTATCTCAATGGTAGAGTGGCGGACGTCCATAAAACGACAACGAGAGCCGGATGCGGGTTCGAATCCCGCCGCGCACCCAAATCAAACCAATCGCACAACGCACGATGAATAAAGAAGACAGAAACAAGGACGTCGGCCCCAATAGCCCTAATACCTGCACGGGCAGCGTGCTCGGACTTGCCGAACTTATCGGAATAAGCCACGGCAAAATGCGCACTCTTATCGGCCATCTATGCGCCGCAGGATTGATAACGAGTGAATCATCGAACAAAGGAACGGCATTCCGGCTCACTGACCGCGGCGAACAGGTACTGAATTTCACATCGGCGGACGTCGACGATTTTTCGACCATCCTGTCGGTTATCCAACGGCCTTTCGGCATAGCTATTTTACATATTATCAAACAACTAACGCACAACGCACTATGAAAAACAACATCGAAAACGGGATTTACATTCCCGACGACCTCCGCAAACTTTTCACCATCGACGAGTGGATGCAGCGCGCGCATCCCGAAACCGCACGAACCGTCGTGCTGGTAACAGATTCCGGGATGCTCGAAATCGCTAAAGAAGACCTGCCGAGCGAATTCAATTTCGAGGGCGCGCAGAAAGCCGCCGCTGAATACCGCGAGGGCTTCCGCTGCGCAACCCGTCACGAGGCGATAGAAATGTACGACGCCCGGTTCCGGGGCCTCGACGAAGCGTTCGAGAAGATCGGCGGCAAGCCCGCTACAAACATCTACTGGACGAGCGAGGCCGACCCCGATCCGGAGTACAATTCCCTCAGCGCGTTCATCTACTACGGCAACGCGGGCAACATGGGCAACAACAACAAGTATAATACAAACGCCGTGCGTCCGGTTTCCGCTTTCAAGAAATAGTTTCACAGTTTAATCATTCCCGCGCCCATTGAAAGGGCGCGGGGTTAACGCCCAAAAATCAAATAGAAATGAAAAAAGGCACTATTATCAAACGCACCGACTATGTGGCGACAATGCTCGCTATCCCCGTCGGAGAAGAACACGAATTCACGCTGACAGGGCGCGACTACGCATCGTACATGAATGCCGTTAGCCGTTTCAACAAAAATGGCAAAGCGAAATTCGAGGCCCGCACCGCTTCGGCCTCCACCATTGTAATTAAACGCCTTTCGTAATATGTCGCTCCCCGAATTATACGAATTGCAGCATTGCCTCGTCCACGTCGCCGATGTCGTTGCTTGCGCAATCATCAAGCGCCAGCAACCCGCTGCCGACCTCGTAACAAGAAACGCACTGTATCGGGAATTCGGCCGGGGCTGGGTCGATAAGCATATCGCCCCGAATGGGAAAATCGAGGGCAAGCGATTCGGAACGGCCCCGAACTCACCGATCAAATACAGCCGCACGGAATTCGTCGCCTTACTCGAAGCCGAACGCCTGCAACGCGCTGAAATCATCGGCAAATACGGACAACAGGAATAGCCAAAATAAGCGGTTTCGCAGGTTTTACCACACCGGGCGGACGAATACACGACAGCAGCCCGAAAGTCGATAAAACAGGAAATTCGATAAAAATAACATGCAAGCGCTCAAGTACACATCAAGGGAGGTAAACCGGAATTTTCGCATCAAGGTTTCGGGCCTCGGCATCCATGAACTCAAAGGTTACACGGGATTCGTCGGGCTGGTGGGGAGTGAACTCGCAAACAACCTGCTCGACCGGGCATTTCGAAGCAAGGCGGATAAGGTAGAATGCAAACTGCGGCGCGGCTTGAAAATAACCTTTTACTACAAGTAGACATGAAGACCAAAATTTTAACTATCCCGTGGTGGCTGTCGCTGGTCGCACTCGGCGGGGCAATGGATGCAGACCCGATTTCATGGGCCGCCGTTACCGGAACATTCGCCGCGTTCGTAACGCTTTCCGCTGCCATAATCAGAGAACAAAGGAAAAACGCATAACAACCAATCATCATAAAACGCACGATGCTATGAACATCAAGATCAAATCAATCACCCTACGCAATTTCAAAGGACTGCGCGATGTATCGTTCGACTTCGACGGCCGTAACGCCACGATCATAGGCGACAACGGCACGGGAAAAACAACCATTTTCGACGCCTTGACGTGGGCACTGTTCGGCAAGGATTCGCACAACAGCGCCGACATCGACATCAAGACAATAGATGCCACAGGCGAACCGATGCACCGCGCCGAGCATTTCGTCGAGGTGGCATTGGATGTGGACGGCTCTACGCAGACGCTGCGCCGCACATACCGCGAAATCTGGAGCAAGCCGCGCGGATCATCCGATCTGCGTTTCGTCGGACACGAAAGCATGTTCGCTGTCAATGGTGTGGAGGTCGGAACCAAAGCGGAATACGACAAAATCATTTCGGAATGGATAAATGACGACGTATTCCGAATGCTTACCGACCCGATGTATTTCAATACTCGCGTCGATTGGAAAGGCCGTCGTGCCGCACTTTTGGCCCTTGTCGGGGACAACATCGACCGCACGGCGATACAGACAAAGTTTGCCGACCTGCTCGCGGAAATGAACGGCGAAGCCCTTGCGGATTTCAAAGCGCGACTGGCGGCCGAAAAGCGCAAGAACAAAAAGGAACTCGACACGTTCGCCCCGAAGATTGAAGCGTATCAGAATGCGATGCCCCCGGCAGAAGACTACGCAGCGCTGGAACAGGAAATCGCGCAGCGCGAATCCGTGGCCGTAAACGAAATTAAAGCCCACCAACGGCAGATCGACGCACTCGACGCGCAAATCGCCGACGCATCGAAGATAGACGAGGAAACGCAGGCTGTCCACGACCGAAAACTAAAAAAGGTGCTCGACATCAAAAAGTCGTTGTCCGATCATATCGACGCGCGACTGACCGCTGCCCGTCGGTATAACTCCGAACGCGACGCGGCCATCATGGACGCGCAAGCGAAAGCAGATTCAATTCTGCGCGAGATCGAAAAAACCGAAACTGCGGCAAACTCGAAACGGGAAACCCTCGAAGCCTGCGTAAAGAAGCAGGCGAATATCAAATCGGCGCTCGACGCCATGCGTGCGAAACACGAGGCCGAGAAAAAGGCGGCATTTGAATACGTCGACACGACCACCTGCTACGCTTGCGGCCAACCGTTACCCGCTGCAACCATCGAGGAAGCCCGCCGCACAGCCCGCGAGAGCTTCGAGAAGCACCAGCGCGAAATACTCGACAAGTTGATCGCCGACGCCAATCTCGAAAAGGACACCTACTCCAAGTTAACGAAACTGGTTTCGACCACAGAACAGGAAATCGCAATGCTCGATCAGCGCCTGTCGCAACTGCGTGCGGAACATCACGCGGCGACACTGGCTGTCACAACCGCGAAAGACGTTCCCGCAATCGACCTCGAAACGGAGGAAGAGCAGGCGAAATTATCCCCCGAATATCGAAAACTCACCGACGAGCTTACCCGCGCGCAAAATGCCCTCGAAGCCTCGGCAACCACGAAAATCACGGCTGCCACGCTCACAGCGCGCCGCCGGGATATATCCGCACAGATCGACGCGGTGCGTCAGAACCTTGCAACCGCAACCGCCGATCTACGCCGTCGTCTTGCAAACAAGGAGCACACGGCGGAAATTCAGCGATTGATAGACGAAACCAAGGCCACCGAAAAGAAGATCGCCGAACGTATCGCCGAACTCGAACGCCTCGAATTTGCGGCGGCAGCCTACACGAAAGCGGACATCGAAGCTGTCGAAGCGGCGATAAATTCGCGTTTCGACCTCGTGCGCTGGCGAATGTACGAACAGACCATCGAGGGCGCAGATGTCGAAACATGCGTCGCCACCATCGACGGCGTACCATTCAACTCGCTGAACAGCGCCGGGCAGGTACTCGCTGGGCTTGACATCATCCGCACGTTCTGCCGCTACTACGGCGCAACCGCGCCCGTCTTCATCGACAACGCCGAAAGCATTTCGCAGACCGATTTTGCGCTCGATTCGCAGGTCGTTCGCCTGCAAGTGGTCGAGGGTGCAGCGCTCGAACTCAAAACAGCGTAACGACATGGCACAGATCGTCAGTAACGAAAAAGGATTCAAGATTATCCACGTCGAAACGCTCGACATGTGGGTCATTGGAAGCCCTGCAAAATGCGACTACTGCACGGCGGATATGGCAACCCCCAACGGCGGCTATTACATCGCCGTACTGAATAAGATATACTGTCCGCAATGCTATAAACGCTGGCTTGCCGAGGCGCGCCGCCACCCGCAGGACGTCCCTATCGAAGACCGCAACTACAACACATATCGTCAAATCTTTTATTTCAAATAACTATGGCACAGAATAACAATCAGAGCGGAGCGCAGGCCGCCCCGGCGACGCAATCGAAAGCGATTGCCGCAATGAAAGATGAACTTGCGAACAGCGTCCTGCGACGCATCGAGGAGCTGCAAGCGAACGGCGGGCTGGTCGTCCCGAAAGACTACGCCGTAACAAACCAAATGAACCTTGCATGGCTCCGAATCTCCGAAATGCTATGGGAAGACGCAGACAAGGTGCAACACCCGGTTTTGGAGGTCGTAACCAAAGCATCGGTGGCAAATTCACTGCTTGATATGGTGCTGCAAGGCATGGACATCCAGAAAAAGCAAGGGTACTTCATCCCGATCAAAAACAAAGCGTCGGGACAGCTCGAACTGACGTTCTGGCGGTCGTATTTCGGCGACGAGAAACTGGCCCGCGCACAGGGCATGAAGAAAGTCCGTTCGGTCGTCGTCTACGAGGGCGACGAATTCGAATACATGTATACGGAGGACGGCGAAACCAAAGTAACGAAACACGTTCCGAGCCTGTCGAGGATCAACAAGGATAAGATCGTCGCCGCCTACGCCGTGACGACCATGACCGACGGATCGCACTCGACGACGATCAAGACGATGACCGAAATCCGGCAGTCGTGGATGCAAGGCGCGACGCGGGGCAACTCGCCTGCGCACCGAAATTTCACCAGCGAAATGGCCGGGCGAACGGTCGAGCGTTCCGCCATGAAGCACATCATCAACTCGTCGTCCGACGCATGGCTGTTGAGTGAAGACGAGAAAGAACGCCGCGTAACGAACGAAACGGCGGCCGCGCCCGCCGGGGCAAATATCGAAGAAGCAAAATTCGAGGAGGTTGCTCCGGCCGCAATCACAGCACAATCGGCCGTACCTGCCGAAACGATGCCGCCGATCCCTACGCCGACGCCCGTTCCACGCGAGGAGGTAACCGAAGAGGCGGCCCCTGCTGCCATTGAAGACGACCCATTCAACGTGTAACCCGATGAAGCTGCACGTTATATCCTCGTCGTCGGCTGGTAACTGCTACGTTTTGGAGAGCGAAGCGTCTGCACTCGTTATCGAGTGCGGCGCATCGCCCGAAACGATGTTTGCCCGAACTGGTATCGACGCCCGAAAGTTCGTCGGTGCAGTAGTAACGCACGAGCACGGCGACCACGCGGCCCACATCGGCAAATACGCCGACCGGGCAATCGACGTCTACGCCTCGCAGGGAACGCTCGCGGCGTGTCGCATCGACAAAGTGCACCGGGCGCATGCTTTGCGGCCGATGCAGTCCGTCACGGTCGGCGATTTCGTCGTCCGGACGTTCGACGTGAAGCACGACGCAGCGGAACCGTTCGGGTATATTATCGAACACGAGGAATGCGGAAAAGTGTTATTTGCTACCGACACGCATTTTATCCGGTACAACTTCAAATCCCTGCGACTGAATCATATTCTGATCGAGGCGAACTATTCACAAGAGGAGCTGGACGATAATATCGCCCGCGGGGCGATGAACCCGGCACAGGCTGCGCGCGTGCGAACGTCGCATCTATCAATCGACGCAGCGTGTGATATGGTCAAGGCGAACGAAACGGCGGAACTTTCGACGGTCGTTCTACTGCACCTTTCGAACGCAAACAGTCTTGCCGATGCCTTTACCGCGCAGATGCGCAAAACAGCCCGTTTCGCGCGTGTTTTCATTGCGGACAAGGGTTTAATCGTCGAACTGAACAAAAGCGAAATTTAACGGGTCAAATCAGCATCAATGGCAAACGAAACAAATACTGGTTGGGTCCGACTGTATCGAAGCACCCTTAATTGGGAGTGGTTCGACGACCCGCTCACGCTACAACTGTGGATCGTTTGTCTACTCAAGGCGAACTACACGCCAACAAGGTGGCAGGGAATCGAGATCGAACGAGGATCATTCGTCACGTCGGTCGACGGTTTATGCACCACGACGAAGCAAACGACCCGGCAGATCAGGACACGTTTAGCCCGGTTGCAAGCATCGGGCGAAATATCAGTGCGGGCGACAAACCACAAAAGCATCATAACCATCTGCAAATTCGACACTTACCAGCCATTAGAAAATGAAAACGACAAACGACCGACAAACAAAACGACAAACTCAAAACACATATTAACAAACTGCAAACCAAATGATTGCAAAGATGAAAAATTTGAAAACGACAAACTGAACGACAAACCGACACACGAAAAGCGTCGGAAACCGTCAAAAAATCGAGAAATGAGCGACAAACTCAAAATCGCCACAATGGACTATAATACAAACAGTTGCAACGACGATAAATTCAAGAGCGACAAACAAGCGACAAACAAAACGACAAACTCAAAACAGGGAATAACAAGCTATAATTCAAATGGTTGCAAAGATGCGATTTTTGAAAACGACAAGCAAAACGACAACAGTATAAGAATATATAAAGAAGAATATAAAGAATTAAAAGAATCTCTCTCTTCGCGCGCACGCGCGACGGAGGCAGAGAGAGACACATTTTTTGAAATCTTTTTTTTCAAGAATTTCCAAAATCCCGATTACGAGGTCGAACGGTTCTGCGCTAATTACGAGGCGTCGGGCTGGATTCGTAAAAACGGACAAGCTGCTACCGACCGCCCGGCGCTTGCGCGTACATGGACGCAGGAAGATAAAAACACCGCGCCACGCTTCAGCGCCGATTTCCTTGCGAAATACCGACGTTTCTACGGCCTCGCAAAGCAAATGAATCCGGCGCTTGCGCCGATATTCATTCACGATCTGGAATTGGTATTTATCGACGCCGAACGCAAGCGGCTGACATTCCGCTGCACGCGGCAGATGGCCGAAGCCGTCGAAGCCAATGTCCGGTTCTTTCGGGATAACTTTTTCGACAAACATTTCGCGGGCTGGACGCTACACTACCAAACCCCGCGAATCTAAAACCACAACGCACGATGAAAAACAAAAACGACAAGCGGGGTAAGTCCCCGGCGAATTTCTACGACAGAATCGCCGAAATGCTCGGTAAGGCGGCTATTCCGCAGACGATCACAGTCGAGGCCGAGGGAGTTTCGCCCGAAACATTATCGGCAGCAGGAATCACGAAACGCGAACTGTATGCCACCGTCGCAATGGCAAGCCTTGCGCACGCCATCATAACAACCCCACCCGTCGGAGGCGGCAGGCTTCGTTCAGACTGGGCGCGGCGCGTGGCTGCACAGGCCGCAGAGCTGGCCTACCACCTCGACGAAGCGCTCGGCGAGATCGAACGAAACGGCGAACCCGCAAAAGATTCAAGACGATGAAAATTCTGTATTTGCCACTCAAAAAGGAGTGGTACGAAATGATCGAGCGGGGCGATAAGCGCGAAGAGTACCGCGAAAATACCCGTTACTGGAAAACGCGGCTTATCGACACGGTAATATACGACGAGGGGGACGAGGAGACCGAAAGCCCGGTATTTATATTCTTCAAAGACTACGACGCAGTTTGTTTTTCCTACGGCTACACCCGCCGCCGGATGCTATGGGAGTGCAAAGGCGTTGATTTTGGCCGAGGTCGCCCGGAATGGGGTGCACCCGATCACGAAACATTTATCATCAAACTTGGAAACCGCCTGAACGATGAGAGATTACAGTAAAGATTTCGCCGAATGGCGAAAATGGCGCGACGAAAAAGGGTTGCCGCCTATCTACGACAACCCGGCCGACGCGGGTATCGAAACGGATTTCCGGGTCGGGCAGCAGGTGTCGTTCACGAATGAATACGGCGTGCGGTTCGAACCGCACGTGATAATGGGATTCTGCAAACCGGAGCTTTCGGGCCGGTGCGTCTACCTCGACTACGACTGCTACTGGTTCCCTACGGAACTCAAATCGTTAAAACCCTACCGGAAATGATACCCCGGCCGACTTACATAGCCTCGTGTTCATTCGGCAAGGATAGTATCGCAACAATTCTCCTCGCCCTCGAACATAACGAACCACTCGACCGGGTGGTGTTCTCGGAAGTGATGTTCGACCACGCACGCGACATCAGCGGCGAGATTCCGGAGCATATCGGATGGATATACAACACGGCCATCCCGAAACTGCACAACATGGGCGTCCACGTCGACGTGGTACGTGCCGAACGGGACTACCGCTATTTTTTCGCAAATGCCGTCGGGGGGGGCGTCACGCAGGGAAGATTTACGGGTTCCCGCTCGGCGGCAAATGCTTCATCAATCGGGATTGCAAAATCGCGCCCATACGGAAATACCTCGCCGAAATTGCTGGTGGCCCCCTGCGTGCCAAAACGAATATCGTGCAATACGTCGGCATTGCTGCGGACGAACCGCGACGACTTGCCAAACTCACGGAGAACCGAATGTCGCTCTTGGCGAAATACGGCTACACCGAGCAGATGGCGAAATGGCTTTGCGCCGCTCACGGGTTACTGTCGCCGATCTACACAACCGGGACACGCGGCGGATGCTGGTTCTGCCCGAACTGCAAAATACAACATTTCGTCAACCTGCGACGCAATCATCCCGAACTATGGGCAGAATTGGTCGAGTTGAGCCATACGCCGAACTTGTGCAGCTACGGATTCAAATACGGCCTTACCGTGCAGGAGATCGAAAAACGGATGGACGCAGAAGAGCAACAACTAAAACTTTTTTAACCATAACTTTCCATGAAAGACATTCATCATACCTGCCGATGTACCGGGCAACAGTTTACGTTCAAAGAGTGGTGCGCATGGATTAAAAGCCACGAAAAAGCCGGACAGAATAGCAGTGAATTCGTGGTGTTATCGCATGACGGTTTCGATTTCAACATCCACGACGTATGCCTAACGCCTAACAGACCTGTCCGGTTATTCAACACCCATTGTGTCGTGGAGGTTAAAACAGCACAGTCACCGAACGGACGCTGGGATTACGGGCTGGATGTCAATTTGCACAATTCGGGCCATTACGTCGGGGCCGGATTCGTCGACGATGTGCAAAAGGGATACCCAACGGAGGCCGCCGCGATTCTTGCCGCCCTGCTCGATGCCCGCAAATCAGCCGAACGCGAACTGGCGGACTGTTCAGGTCGCTCCCGGTCGAATTCCGACAACGAGGACGACGAAGGCGGGTTCATCAAAGACAGCACGCTGGCCCAGTACATTCGGAATATCATCAAACAAATCGACGATCAGCGCCGGGCAACGGCGTTCAAACAACTAACCCTATTTTGACTATGACACGACACGTTGAATCGCACATGCAACGAATGTGCGTCGGTTGGTTCCGGCTCCAATACCCCGCCGTCGGCAAACTCCTGTTCGCCGTTCCGAACGGCGGCGCACGGAGCCGCACGGAAGCCGCGATAATGAAAGCGGAGGGTGTAACCGCAGGCGTTACCGACCTTATCCTGCTGCTCGGACGCGAAGGCTTCAACGCCCTATGTATCGAAATGAAAACTACCGACCGACGTTCCGCCCTATCGGACGCACAAATCGAATGGCGTTCGCTCGCAATCACGAACGGGAACAGGCACGTCGTCTGCCGGACGTTCGAGGAATTCCAGTCGGAAATCCGCTGGTACATGGCGCGCCCGGCAAATAGCGAACCACGGGACGAGATCACCTGCGCCCGCCCGATTGTTCCGCCGTCCATCGAAGAGATCGAGCGAGCATTTGGGAAAATCAGACGACGCAAAATCAAT